TGGTCGTCGGCGGCGGCACGACAGCTAACTCCGAATTCCTCGCGCGCTCTGATCGCTCATTCAATGGGGCGCTCATCCACCGGCATCAGTTGATTGCCTCGCAGCGCATTGCCAACACCAACTTCGCGGTGCTGCTGGCGGACATGTTCGCCGAGGGCGCGTCATGCACGATCAACAGCGCCACAAGCATCAGCGTCACCGTGACCGCGCACGGACTGACTGCCGACAACGTGGGCCAGTCAATGTTCGTGGGTGCGATTACTGGCGCAAACGGTGTTCCCGGGCGCTACGCGATTGCCTCAATTCCCAACGTTGACACGATCAACTTCACAGTGGCTGGCTGGCCCGCGTCGGGATCGTGTACGGTTGATCTTTTCGGTTGGAGTTATATCCGATGGCTCTACACGGGCACCACTGCGACGGCCGCGTCGGTTGACGCGCAGCGCTACGGGTACGCATCGGGCGACACCAGCGCGACGATCAATACGACCGCATCGCCCGGACACATGGCGCAGACGCAGGTCGACGGTCGGAGCATCTATTTCAGTGATGCGCTAATCGCGTCAGCCACGGCGCCAGCGGTCACGAATCGCGCGCACAGATGGGCGAACATCCCAGACCAAGAAGTCGAGCTGTACGTGTATTTGTGGTGCTTCAACGGCACGACCAACCCGGCCAGCAACACAAACTGGACCCTGGGGTTTGTCTCCGTCGAAGACACGGTCAACCTGCCGGTGTACCTGGCCGGCGCGCGGCAGATGGGCGCCAGCACGCCGATTCCAGTCGCGCTGACCGTTGCGGGTCCGACTCAACCTGTGTCTGGCACGGTCACCGCCAACATCGGCACTGGTTCGGTTGCGGCGGGGACAAACGCCATCGGCGACGTCGGCGTTCAGTATCGCGGCAGCTCGACGGGTGCGGCCACGCCAGTCAATCTCAACTGCCCGGCCACGCCGGCGGCGCAGGCGCTCAAGAGTTCGGCCGGCCGCTTTCTCAAGGTCTACGGCGTCAACGCAAACGCGACCACTGACCGCTTCCTCAAGGTGTTCAACACTGCGGCCGGTTCCGTCGTCATGGGCACCACGTCGGCAGTGCTTGACATCATGCTGCCGCTCAACAAGGCCGTGGTCAGCGTCTCCATGGGCGAGGGCGGCATTTCGTTCGGCACTGCGATGAGTGTGGCGATCACCGGCGCGCGCGGCCTCACCGACAACACCGGAGTCACGCTCAACGACGTGACCGGCTTTGTAACTTACGCATAGGAGCATCACCATGGCAACCAAACCAGTCACCATCGAGGTCTACGTGCGCGACGACGAGCACGGCACCACCGGCGGCACGCCGTTCGGCATCCTCAACGTCGAGAGCGCGCAAGGCTCGACCGACGACGAGGGCGTCACCGTGGTCATCGGCAACGGCTACCTGCCGAACGTCGCCGTCGTGGCGCCGGCAGACATCAAGGTCACCGTGCATCAGCCGTCGGTGTTCAACCAGCCGGCCGAGCTCGTCAGCCGCGTCGACGACGCCGTCGAAAACACTAGCACGCTGACATTCAACTTGACGCCGTAACCTATGCTGCTGCTGCTCAACCAGCCAGCGGGCGGCAGCACAGCGGCCGGCGTCACCCTAACGGGCGTAGCGAGTCTCGTAGTCGGCACGGCCGCTGGTGCTTCGGAAGTCAGTGGAGTCACGCTTAGCGCGGTCGCCAGCCTAATAGCTGGTACCGCCAGCGCAGGCGGCGCAGCCTCGGCGGCCGGGGCCACCGTATCGGCCGCTGCAAGCCTGATTACTGGCACCGCTTCAGGGGCGGCCAATGCCCTAGGCGTCACGCTTACTGCCACTGCCAGTCTCATTACGGGCGCGGCAAGCGGTGGATCTGGCGCTGTGGTGGCGGCCGGCGCCCTCGTTGCGGTTGTTGTGTCCCTGCTGGCGGGAAGTGCGGTAGTGGCTCAACTAAGCAACCTGGGCCGCTCCCGAATTGGCGGAACCATCCTAGACAGCAGCACCAGAATCGGTGCATCGAGCCTAAGCAACAGGTCTCGAATTGGAAAGAAAACGATTAAGTAGAGGGCAAAATGCAATTGCAAAACATCCTCTACGCAGGCGATACCCTTGACTTTACGACCACGGTCAACGACTACCCGGCGTCAACGTGGACGCTTAAATATCGGCTTACCCCGACTACCGGCACTGCTATCGATCTAACTGGCTCGGCAAGCGGGACAAACCATCGAGTCGTTGTCACGGCGTCATCGTCTGCCGCATGGGTGGCGGGGGCATATAGCTGGACTGCCTACGTCGAAAACGGAACCGGCGAGCGCTACACGCTGGCCCGGGGACGGTTGGAGATCAAACCGGCCAGCGCAACCCTGGCGGCTGGTGTTGATACCCGAAGCCAGGCGGAAATCGCGTTGGCGGCCATTGACGCCGTACTAGCCAACCGCGCCACGGTTGACCAGATGGAATACAGCATTGCCGGTCGCAGCCTCAAGCGCATGACCGTGGCTGAATTGCTTGCGCTGCGGTCGCATTTCGAGGGTGAAGTCAACAAGGAGCGCGGGATCACCCGGCGCATCCTCGTGGGGTACCGCTGATGCTGCAACGAATTCGACAAAGTCTTGCTCGCATGATCGCCCCGCGCAGCCCCAAGGCCGGCGTGCGCATGTACGGCGCCGCGAAAAGCTCGCGTCTCACCGGGGGCTTTGCCGGCATTCAAAACAGCAGCGCGGATGCAGAGCTATCGCTCAGTCTTACTCAACTGCGAGCACGCAGCCGACAACTTGTGCGCGATGCCGGGTATGCAAAGCGAGCCAAGATTCTGGTGGTTAACAACGTAGTCGGGGCGGGTGTTGGCTTACAAGCCACGGTTGCCAGTACTAGAGGCAACAAGCGCGCCCCGCTAAATGACGCCATCGAATCCTCATTCCGCACGTGGTCGCGCGGCGCTCTATGCCATATCGGCGGCGTCTTGCACTTCCACGACATCGAGCGCATGGCGATGGGCCAAGTGTTCGAGGCTGGCGAAGTCATCATCCGGCTGCACAACCGCGCCATGCCCGGATCGCGTATCCCGCTGGCGCTTGAGATCATCGAGGCTGAACGCCTTGCAGACGAGTACACCACGCCTGGAGGTGCCGTCCCGTCGAATGTCCGCATGGGTGTTGAGCAGGACGAATACTTTAGGCCCATTGCCTATTGGATCCGTGAGGGGCATCCCGGGGACTTGCGCGGCGTCCCGCTGAATTCGCAACGGTTTGTCCGGGTGCCGGCCGATCAGATCCTGCACCTAAAACTCACGGATCGGTGGCCGCAAACTCGGGGCGAGCCCTGGATGCACGCGGCCATTCGGAAACTACACGACATGGACGAGTACTCCGGCGCTGAGCTAACGGCGGCGCGGGCCTCTGCCAACTATTTCGGGACCATCGAGAGCACGGACGAAAACCCGCTAGGAGCGACAGAGCAAGAGGACGGCCAGCAGCATTACGACATGGAAGCTGGGATCATTCAAAAGCTATCGCCTGGCGAAAAGTTCAACTTCCACACACCCAACCGGCCCAACTCCGCGCTTGATGCGTTCATGCGCTACATGCTCCGAGAAGTTGCCGCTGCCGTCGGTGTGAGCTATGAGTCTCTAAGCCGCGATTACTCTCAGAGCAACTACTCAAGCAGCCGGCTTGCGTTGCTCGATGACCGCGACCTTTGGCGCGTCCTTCAACAGTGGTGGGTGCGCAGTTTCCGAGAACCTCTGCACAGTGTATTCATGCAGCGCGCCGTGCTTACCGGGGCGATCCCCGGACTTGGCGCCGAGCAGTTCTTCGCCGATCCCGACCGCTATCAGTCGGTTCGCTGGAAGCTGCGCGGCTGGACTTGGGTGGACCCAACTAAGGAAGTCACCGCGTACAAAGAAGCGGTTAAGGCTGGATTTACGACCGTGACCAAAGTGATTGAGCAGACCGGCGCAGGGGACGATATTGAAGACGTGCTCGAGCAACGCGAGCACGAGCTAGAGATGATGCAAGAACACGGCCTCCAGTTTGATACGGACCCGGCAATGGTCGGGGCGCCTGCCGTTGGGGTTTCTGCTCAGCCTGAAGAGCCCGACGACTCGCCCGAAGATGACGAGGATGACGACGCCGAAGATTCCAGCCCGCAACAGCGGGTCATCGCAATTAGGAGGTAAGCCTATGGACCAGCGAGCAACCCGCCTTGTTGACATGCCGCAGCAGCGGCGCCTTGCGCCCGTCCAGTCCATTAAGGCGGACTCCCGCACGGTCACGGTCATGTGGTCGGCCGGCGCGCGCGTGCGGCGCTATGACTGGTGGGAGGATGAGCACTTCATTGAAGAGTTGGATATGTCATCGGGCGCCGTTGACATGGCTCGCCTCATGTCCGGCGCTCCGGTGCTCAACACGCACGACAGCAGCCGCCTTGACAGCGTGCTCGGTGTAGTCGAGCGCGCATGGCTCCAGGACGGAAAGGGCTACGCCGAGCTTCGCTTTTCCGAGCGTGACGACGTGCAGCCCTACTGGCGCGACGTGGAAAGCGGAATCATCCGCAACGTATCCGTCGGCTATTCGATCCTCGAAATGCGCGAGGTCGGACGCGACAAAGAAACCGGCTACCGCGTGCTGCGCGCTGTGAAGTGGCAGCCGTTCGAAATTTCTATGGTCCCCGTAGGCGCCGACGCCGAAGCAGGCACGCGCACTGCGGCACTGAGTACGACCCGCTGTTCGATCAACGTCGAGCAGCGTGATGCAGGTTTTCAACCCGCCGCGCCAGCGGCATCTATGGAGGATCGTCATATGACGACCGAAGTGCAAGCCCCGCCGGCGGGTCAGCAAGCCGCGCAAGCCCCGCAAATCGATCCGGTTCAAATGGAGAAAGACCGCAAGTCGGCCATTGAAAACCTGTGCCGCGCGATGAGCCTTGACGTTCGCATGGCCTCGCACTGGATCGCCAGCGGCAAGGATTTCAAGGCCATCAGCGATGAGGCTTTGAAGGTCTTGGAAGAGCGCGGCAAAGACAAGCCGGCGGAAGTCGCCGCTATCGGACTGACCGACAAAGAGGTCTCTCAGTTCTCGCTGTTCCGCATGATTAGCGCGGTCCAGTCGGGCGACTTCTCCAAGGCGGGCTTTGAGAAGCGTTGCCACGAGGCCGTGGCTTCTCAGGTCATGCACAAGCTGGGCCGTGGCGCGCAGGCGGAAAACAATTTCTTCGTGCCCGCCGAAGTGCTCAAAGCGCAGATGGTTCCGCAGCGCGTTCAGCGTGACCTGACGAGCACGCCGGGCTCTGCGGGCGGCTTCCTCGTCGAAACCGCCAACGTCTCTTTCATTGACTTGCTGCGCAACCGCTCGGTCCTGTTCAACATGGGCGCGCGTCGCCTCTCGGGCCTGGTCGGTAACGTCGCGGTCCCGCGTCAGACCGGTGCTGCGACTGCCAACTGGATGAGCGCGGAGTCCGGCACTGGTACTGCGTACTCCGACCAGACCTTCGGCCAGATGGCGTTGACGCCTAAGACGGTTGTCGCGGCTACGAAGATCAGCCGGCAACTGCAACTGCAAAGCGATCCGTCTGCCGAGTCGATTGTCATGGCCGACCTCGCTGCGCAGGTTGCGCTGGCCGTTGACCTTGCTGGCTTGAATGGCAGCGGCGCCTCGGGTCAACCGACCGGCATCATCAACACTGGCGGCATTGGCGGATTCACTGGCACGTCGATTACCTACGGCCTGCTTTTGAACTCGCAGGAAGACCTTGCACTTGCGAACACGCTGACCGCCAGTTGCGGATACGTCTCGCACCCCGTCGCCACGGCCATCCTTATGCAGCGCGCTCGGTTTGCGAACACCGACACGCCGCTGTGGATCGGCAACATGCTCGACGGCCAGTGCCTTGGCTTCCGCGGCATGTCGTCGAATCAGATGCCGGCGAGTCGTCTGCTCTTCGGCGACTTCTCCCAAGTGGTCGTCGGTGAGTGGGGCGTGCTCGAGCTGGCCGTGAACCCGGTGGAGAACTTCCTCGCCGGCATCATCGGTCTGCGCGCCATGTACTCGGTCGACGTGGGTGTCCGTTATGCCGGTGCGTTCAGCTACGCATCGAACAACGTGACCTGATCCACCACAGGGCGGGCGGGCTTCGGCTCGCCCGTCCACTGCCGAGGGCTCCATGCAAACAGTGGCCAATCCGCACCGAGACGTCACCGTCCGCGTCTTGCGTCCATTCCTCATGCACGGCGAGATTCTGGCCGTTGGCGATGAACTAAAGATTGCCTTCGTTGACGCCCGCTATCTCGAACACACATCCAAAGCGAAGATCGTCTCCGATCCCGCGCAACCCGAAACTGAGGTTGAACCAGCTGCCGAGCAATCGCCGGCTAAGAAAGGGAAGAAACATGCTTAGCTACATCGGTGATGCGCTGTCCGTCAGCGGCGCGAGCCTGTCACCCGCTTCCTATGCGGCCGGCGCCAATAACGGCGCATGGGTCGACGTGCGGACGATTGAGGGACAAATCGTCATCCCCATTACTATCGGCGCGGTGACCGGCTCGGTCATCTTGTCGGTGCAGGACGCAACAGACGGCAGCGGTACGGGTGCGGCTGCACTAAGCCCCGCCGTCGCCACGGCATCGATCAACACGGCCAACTCCACGGCGCGGCTTGTCGTTCCGGCCGGCTCTGTCCGTGGCTGGGTGCGCGTAGTGGCTACGGTCACGACCGGCCCTGTATTCGCTGCTGCTCAAGTGATGGGCCACGGCGGCATCGTCTAACGCGACATGCCGCTAGAGTCTGATGCAGACCGCCTGAGCTACCTGCAGGCCTTCGGTGAGCAAATCACCGTCAACACGCAGACCCTGTGGGCGGTGCCCGACAACGCCTATATCGACGTGCTGGACATTGCTGCCGGCACTCGCCCGCAGGCCATCGTGCGCACGGCTGACGTGCCCAGCATCGCACCCGGTCAGACGGTGGTCATGCAGGGCACGCAATACAGCGTGGCTGAGATACAGCCGGACGGTACTGGCATGACCACGCT